ATGTTCAAATAGCCTAACGGCTAAACGCTTACATCTCCGCCCTAAAGGACGGAGTTTTTCGCGCTAGTGGGATAAATCATTACTTCCCAAGCGTTGCATAAGAATAGTTATATTAGAGTGCGTGTCTTGCAAGCGTGAGATAACGCTTTCTTTGAAATTCATATTAACATTATTTACTTCTTTTTTAGAACTCATGCTGCTCACTTTGATCGGATCATCGATCAGTATCTGGTTAGCATGAAATCCGGTTAATGCGCTTTTTAAAGTCGTTACGAACAAGCCTCCACCCTCTCGTAAAATAAACTCCCTTGAGTTGTTTTGCAAAAATTCTAAAGGCTCATCAAAAAAGATACTTTGAAAAAAAAACTTCCCATCAAATCCCTTACCTGATTGGCAATTCTTCTGCATAACTCATCGCTATAGGAAATGTAAAAAATTTTTTTAGTCCTATCTTTCCCCAAACTCCACGCTATGAAGCATCTTGCAATAATTTCCGTTTTGCCATAGCTTGGAGGCATGTTCAAAATCAATCGCCCTATAAATTCATCGCTTTGGCATGTATTGCTTTGGGTGCATTCTAAAATTTTGCATAAATATTTAATGTGCCAGCTGTCTAAAAACGGCTTATTTTCGTATCTTTCCCACTTCAAGCGTAAGAATTGGTAAAAATCACGCCTTGCTAATTCTCTGATCGCTATTTCTTTTAAAGCTCTTTGCTTATCCATTAAAATAAAACGATCCTATAGAAAAGCAAAGCGCTACAATAAAGCTAAGGCTTAACGCTAAAACTAAAACGCTTATTCCTAGCATTTCTAAAATCCTATTTAGCATTTTTTCACCCTTTCAATAATCCAAATTCTGCGCGCTTGGGTATTTACGCCATGTCGTTTTATCGCTCGTTTTGAGTTTCTTTTTTGGCTTGTTCGCATCACTTTCGGCGTTTTTGTCTTGGTTAGCGCTTTCTTTTTGCATCTCGCTAATCGCTACGGCTTGGTTAATTTTTTCGCTTTCATTCGTCGTTTGTGATAGAGCGCCTTGTTCGGCGTATTTGTGCGCTTTAGCTTGTAATTCTGCGATCTCGGCTTGTAATTTTTGGATCTGTAAGGCTTGGATTTGTTCATTGTAAGGTGCGTTCGCTTCCGCGTTTTGTTGTTGTAAAGCGTTAGCGTTTTGTATCGCTTCTAAAACATCGTTAGTGATCGGGCTATCCATGTCGTTTAGCATCAATGGCACTAAATCAGGCACTAGATCCGGTCTTATGGGCGCTAAAATCTTTAAAAGCTCATTCCAGTTATACCACTTTTCGTCTCGGCTTTCTGTCTTCAATTGTGACTTCAAAATCAGATCAAATTTAAGCGGTCTTATTCTGTTGTTATCGCTAGAATTGATTTTGAAATACCTGTTCCCTAGCTTTTTGTCTACGATTCTGAAAACCTGTTTTTTAGTGAAATACTCGCAAATGAAGCTAACCGCTAATTTGAAAACTAACCGATCCATGTCGTCAGAAGCTTTTAAAAATGTTTGTAAGCCCATCAAACCGCTTTCTCTCCTTTGAGCGATCGCAATACCACTCTGCCTATTAACCGCCATGCCTAAGCTTTCATCGTTCAATCCGGCTAACAATCTTAACAATTGGCGTTTTTGTTCAGCCTTTTGACTTAAAGCGCTTAAATCCGCTTGATTGTTCATGAATTGGATTTTATTGTCTTTCAAAGCGTTCGGGCGCACTTTTGCGATCGCATTGTCTAAGCTCATGGTTTCTACAAATTCCGCTACATCCACAACGGCATCCTCTTCAAACATCGCCTTAAAACTCCCCATCATATTGCCCATGCGGTTTTCAGCGTAGTTAATGAAATCTTGCATGGGCTTAATGTCCCTAAACAAGCCGTAGTAATTGTTCAGTTCGTCCGTGTATAGCTTGCCCACGATAAAAGGGCATGCACCGTTTTTGAAGGGTTTTAATTCGCTTTTATAAATCCCAGCGGTTTTATTCCATAAATACCTATTCCACTGATGGTTTTGTGTTTCTTCATTGTATTCTTTATACCAGCTCTCAATGATAGTGGCTATCTTTTCGTTATTGGCATAATTATAGTTCACCGTTGTGCCTTTAAATAAAATCATGGCTTCTTGCTCTGTGATTTCTAGCATTTTATGAAAGCGGCGCGCATCAAGAGCGTTTTTATCTGTTGATAAATGATCTATCACAAAACTTTCAGGCTTTAAGGCCTTGATGTCAATCTCTATGTTTTTGTCTTTGTCTTCAATCACCCACAATTGGATCACCCCTAATCCACCGATCAAAAGGTTCTTATCTCTCTCAATCATGGCTTTATCGTAATTTTCGCTTTGTATGAATACCTGCAACAATGAGTTTAATAAATCGCTTAAGGCTCTGTCTTCTTCTTGTTTAGGGCTTAGCCGTATTTCACTAATGCTCTCTATTTTGCAACCTAAGATTTTATTAACAATCACTTTAAACATGTTTTCTACGATCGGCGTTTGCCCGCGCTCTAAAATGATTTTTAGCACATCAGGAGGAAGCTGGTTGCCGTTGTAGTATTTTCTGGCTTCTAAAAACTCCATGTTTTCTATTAAAGCGCTATTGTAATCGTTCTTAAAATCGTTCTGTAGTGTTAGAAAATCCATTTTAAGCCTTGAAATCAAATTATAGGCTTATTAAAGCGTTTTAATAAAGGTTTTTTAAAGGGATATTTTTTAAAGCCGAATCATCACGCTAGAATATTTTTTAGCTATGTTATTGATTTGTTCGTTATTGTTTAGGCGCTCTTTCTCCCGCAATTCATAGCGTTCGTTCTCTCTTTGGTATTGTTCTCTTGCCATTTGCATGCTTTCTCTGGCTCTTTTGTTTTGCTCATTAGCGTTAATTCCTCCCACAATCAAACCCCCTAAACCGCTTATAGCTCCTGTTAGCATGCCCGCTCCTGTAGCCCCTCCAATAATGTTATTAAAAAAATCCGCAAAACGGCTCTGCTTTTTTTCAGGAGCGTTTAAATAATCGATAGTTGGCATACCGTAATTGATTAGCCCTAAATTCTTCGGCACGTCTTTAAACAAGTTGTTATTTTGAAAATAGTTCGGCGTATTTAAAGGGTTTGTAAAAAACATTTTCAATCCTTTTTAATGCTAGAAACGGCTAAAGTTTTTAATATTCTACTTCCGTTTCACTGGGCAGAAAGTAAAGCACTCTTAAAACGCCTTTAGCGTTCGCTAGTGCATTATCAATTTTAGCGTTTATTATTTTCGTGTCTGACACTGTGCAGCATTTCGCGCTAGTGTTATATTTGTTGTCTTTCAAATTAATATCATTCAGGAAAAAATTAGTGTTTTTTTCATCTTTAAACCCTACAAACGCTTTAGCTGTGGTAACTTCGCCCACAACTTCTAAATCGCATTTCACCACTTCTGCACCGCTAGGTAATGCGACTAAATCATAGCTGCCGTTTTCAATGTTAAATTCTGCTCTAGCTAAATAACTAACTGTTTTAACTCTCTGTTTCATCTTTTCTAATCCTTTCTATTCCATATTGCTGATTAGCCCGATAGCCGCAAAATCCTGATTATCATAAGGGGTATTCGCGCCGTCGCTGCTTTGGTATTTAGCTTTACTGACCCCTAAGATACAATCCACGCCAACAACGAACTTTCTGCCTGCGTCTTTAGTCTCGTCAATGTAAAAATTAGTGTTTTCACTGCCTGCCAATAAAACGCTGCTCGCGCCGATTAAACAACCAATAGAGATCTCTTTAATCTCTTTGTTTTTTTCTTTTTTAATCTTATTCATAAGCTCTACCGGGCTTACAATGGAATTAGCGTTCGCTTTATTAATATAACGCTTGAATTCGTTTTCGCTTATGGTAGAGTTTGGCATGCCCACATTCAATTTATTCCACACTCCTGCATCCACTACCGGGCAATTATCGATCACACCTAGAAGTCCATGGTATAAAACCCCTTTATCTTCATTAGCAAAAGCGTAAAGCTTTCTTAGTTCTTTAAAATCCGCGTCTTGTTTAAGCTGGTTGGCTTGATAGCTATCTAAAAAAATAATGTAGCTTGTGTTTTGCACCACCACATCACCAACGCCTACCATGTCCGCCCTAATAGGTTTGATAGGGAAGGCTTTGCTGCTATCTTCTTTTAGCCCGTTTCTCGCTAAAAAGATCGCTTTCCTAATAGTGTTAACGCTCATTTTAGGAGAGTAAATGTAATTCGTGAAATCGTTAGTCAAGCTCGCCACGATCCTTTTATCCCTCTCTTCGTTCATCCAATTCGCTAAACTATCGCATGACTCTTTGATGAAATCAATCCTCTCTATTTCGTCATACGCCCTAATCTGGCTTGCTAAAGCGTTTCCAAATACTTCCGGATAGATCGTTTGGCTTAAAATCTCTAATTTGTCATAATTAGCCTCAAAATCCGTATTTCCGCTAACACCGCTACCGCTTAATTGCGCTTTCAATCGCGGCCTATAAGGTTGCGCGTTTTTGACCGCGTAGGTTCTGATCCCTCTATCGCTCCCGCGCCCTGTGATGCTCTTAAAAGGACTTTTCACCCAACTGGCTTCCTGGATTTCAGAACCTAATTCAATACCAATGTTTTTATTATTGCTAATATTGTTAAAATTAATATTGTTCAAACTATTCAACATTTTTAACTCCTTTTAGAATCTCGTCATCACGCTTTGATTTTTAGCATTCGCGCTAGAACTCACACCATTTCCTATCACTTCTTTAGGTAAACTTCTCTCTTCCTCTCTTCTATCGTAAGCTTCCCCCTCTTGTATATTTTCGCCTTGCGCAGCTTTAAAAAGATCGTAAATCGCTTGAAAGAATTGCACCCCATTTAGCTTATCAATTTCTCTTTTAAACTTTTGCGGCAACTCTTCGTTGTAAAAAACCACCAACTCGTCAAAGTTAATGTTTTCGTCTTTGTGTTTTTCTAAAAACTCCGCCTTAGCTTTTTCTATTTCTTGACTCTTTTTAGAGGTTTCAATTTCTTCGCTTAAGGCTATTGCCTTGTCAACCTTTTTGGATATATGATCGTTTAAATAGTTATTTTGCTCCACTAAAACGGATCGGTAAAAATCCACTTTATTATTAAAAAACAAATCTTCTAATTTCTCATCTGTTTTTTCTGCCATGTGTTTTGCAAAATCGTTTTCTAAACTCGCTTCAGCCTGTGCAATCCCGCTTTAAGGCCTCAAGCTCAATTTCTTTTTCTCTTATTTCCATTAATTTCCCTTTGTACCTTTGTTAAGATCAAAAAAATAATACCCTAAAAAAAGCGGTATTTTTAAGGGGTATTTTTTGTAACCCTATTTTTTTGTTTTCCGTTGTGGTATTATTCCTTCGTTATAACAATTTTTTATGATTTCTCTTTAGAGTTCGTCTCATTTCTTTAAAGGGGAATCCATTTTGTCAAACTCTAACTAATGAATGCATTTAGATATCAAATTCTCACCACTTTGCTAAAATGTATGTTTTTAGAATACATAGCGTTCAAATAGTTCGCTAAATTGTTTTTAGCCAGTTTTAAAAGCTGTTTGTAATTGGCCATCAGATTATAATTGACTTCATTAGTTGGTATTTCTAAAATATTAATTAACACACTATAAACAAGCGCTTCTAAACAAACTCTAGGCATGCTAACGCTTTCTAAAATATTACTAATTTCGTCATAGTTGAAATACACTACCTCTAATTCTCCGTCTTCAAAAGGCGTAACGCTTAACTTATCACCCAATATAAAAAGCTCTAGTGCACCGTTATCTTTCATTATGCTAGTTCTTTCTTCAAGCTCTTTAGCGTTGAATTTTGCGCTCTCTATGCCTAAAAGGTTGTGAATGTTCAAAAACGGATTCTCTGCGTCTAAAACTTGCCTTACTAGTTGTCGGTTTAACCTGAATTCTAGCGTGATGTTTAAAATCGCTTGGTTTAAACTATCGATCAAAACGCTGTCGCTAAACATGCGATTATCTGTGCAGCTATCGTTCAATCTCGCTCTGACTTTGCCCAAAATTTCGCTAACTTCTAACATTTGTTTCAAACCTCATTTTTAATAACTCGCTTTCTTTCTCTTTGAAAAAAGGCGGCTCTAAATAATAAAATCCTTTTTCTATGTTCTTGTCATAGACTTCTAAAAAATCCGCTAATAAAGCCTTTTGTTGCTCGTTTAACGGCTTTTTAGCGTTTAGTAGGTAGTTTTCTATGGTTTCGCATAAAAGCGCGTTAAAATTCAAATTTTTAGGATAATCCCTATAATCCAAATCGCCAACGCCTTCGCACACGCCAAAAAAAACCCCGTTAAACTCATAGTAATTACTTTTCGTAAATTCTAGCTTTTGCGTGGTGTTTTGCTCGTGGATTTCTTTCTGGTAAATAAGCTCATTATGTTTATTAAAAGCTTTTAAAAGGCCGTTCGTTTTAAAAGCCACTAACCGCATTATTTCAAGCCTTTCACTTTAGCAAAAATTCTCACAGCATAATAAATCAAAACCGCTTTAAACACTGAAAACGCTTTGACTTCAAGCATGCTTTCTAAAAACAGATCATCGCATTCTTTGCGTGTGTTAATGAAAAAATCTTGCGGTCTAGAAACTACACCATTCAAAACATCGCACATGTAATCATGCAAAATCGCGCATTTCAAACCGCTCCCATATCGTGGTATCACAAAACTAAATCCCATGTTGGTAAAGCCATCACTAGAAAAACCGCTGGGTATAATGATCTTTGTGGAATGATCTTGCTTCAAATAGTATTCAAAACCCTCAACAAGCCTTAACCTCTTGCCATCATTACTAAACTCAGCCACGATCGGATCACTAAACTTCCTCATGTCATCCTCATGTCAAGTATTCTTTAATTTTGAATTTTTCTAACGCTTCTAAACTATTAATAGCGTTCAAGCGCAGTTTTTCTTGACCGTAAAATACGATCAATTTTTGTTTAAAATTCAAGGCTTCGTGCGATAATTTTAAGATTTGCGCTTTAGTATGATTTTTGTAAGTATTGTTGCCTACAACGCCATCATTAGACACTTCAGCACACCTAAAAACCGAATCAATGTTCGCCATCAATAAGGCTTGCAAGTTCATTTGATCTTCTAATGTCAAGCCGTAAACATGAGGTCTACCTAAAACCTCGCTAGTAAATCCTTTAATGATTTTTTCTTTACAGATAGCGTTAATCGCTTTTTCTAGTTCTTGCTTTTTTGTTTTAAGCATGATTTCTTGTATTTTTTTTAAAACCTGATCTTTAGTCGGCGTTTCGTTTTCTGGGATAATGTTAAGATGTATAGATTCACCAATCACTTCAAAACTACCACTAAATCCTAACTCATCAAAAGCACTCAGTAGGTACTCTTTATACTCGCATGCGTTTTCTAAAATCATTTTTAATTCCTTGTGTTTTGTGTGTTGTTTGTAGCGTTAGAAAAATTAGATCTTATTATTGTGTTTTGTGTGTTGTTTGTAGCGTTAGAAAAATTAGATCCATCACTTACCTTGTTTACGATCGTATCGTTAGGGATCTCTCTGATAATTGTTATGATCGCTTCATGGAAATAATTGATATTGCCGTAAAAATAGCCATGATACAAACTTAAAACACCGCTCACGTTCTCCACTAAAAGCTTAGTATAATAAATTTGGGATACATACTTATGCGTGATTTTTTGAATGCTTTCTTTTAAAAAGCCTTCGTTTGTTTTCAGTCCAAAATACACGCTATTTTCTGTCGTTTTTTGAGAAGTAACATAATTAAAAAATACTTCTATTTCGTATTTTTTGCTTTTCTCTAGCGTGTAATCGCTTAAATCCTTGATCTTTTGCTCCCATCCGCCTTGAATATAGATCGTACTCCTTATATAATAAGCGCCCACAAACAAGCCGCTAAATTTCGGCTTTAAGGTTTCTAAAAGTTCGTTAAATGCGGTTTTTTTGGCTTCGTTAATCTCGCTTGTGGCTTGTTGCTTTTCTTGCGTGATATTGTTTAAAGCTTCTTGTTTATTGGTGTTTATTTGCGCCTGTGCGCTTTCTTTAGCTTGCGTGATCGCTTCAAGGCTTGCGGTTTTGTTGGTGCTTATTTCATTGTTAGCGTTTTCTTTAGCTTGCGTGATCGCTTCAAGGCTTTGGGTTTTGTTCTCTGTGATTTGGTTATTAGCGTTATCTCGTGCTTGGTTTAAAAAGACTTGATAGCTCGTTAAAAGCCTTGTAGCGATTTCTATCAATTGATTTTCTAGCTTTTTAATCTCGCTTTTGATGTTTTGGGTGTTAGCGTTTAAAGTGTTGGTTACTTCTTGCTCGTTGGCATGCATGCTCGTATTAAAATCAGTTAAATAGCTTTCATATTCTCGTATTTTAGTTTGTAATCCATTGCTTGAATTTTCTAACCATTTAAGAACCCCCCTCAATCTTTCATCAATTTCATTGGCTTTTTGAAAAAAATCAATGCCCGTTATAACTTCTAAAATCCTTTTCACTCCCTTAAGGCTTAAATTCACCTGCTCTTCCCATGATGTAGTGTTATTTAAGGCGCTTTCAAGCTCTCTTAATAGCCCGTTTGTAATTTCTTTAAACGCTGGTTTTTCTTTAGTGGTGATCTCTGGTCTTGGTGGATTAGGATAATTCATTTTTTAGATCCTTGTAAAAACTTCTCATGAGCGTTAAACTTTTTTTCTAACTCTGGCAGTAGATCCAACAATTCCCTACTCTCCTTACTGCTTCTACCGCTTTCAATGCCGTATTTAATGAAATCAAATACATTTATTTTACTAATAGGCTTACTCGTTCCTGTGAAAACATTGGATGCGTTTTCTATCATTTGTTCTTTAGCTTTTACTAAAAACTCGTAAAACTGCGCACTAGGATTTTCAAGGCGTAAAAAGCGTGCAAAAGAACTCCCTAATAATTGGCTTATTACACTGTTGTAAGTGTCCTTATTTTCTTTAATGAAAGCATTCATGCCGTTTTCATCTGTTGTATTAACTAGGTAGTCAATATCATGCGCTAACTTAGAAAAATTATCAGATCTGTTACCGCTTTCAAGCATTTTAGCGGTAGTGTCTAGTGCATCGGTTAGATAAGGTGAAATCGTGAAATTTTTAATCACGGTGTCGTTATTGAGATTGTGAAAATTCGCGCTGTTATTGGCAAACATTTCCTTAAACGCTTTAAATTGCTCTCTATCTAGGTTTTTATAAGCGTTATCAAACACTTCTAAAAAGCTGTTATTAGGGGTGTTTGTGGCGTAATGACTCAAAAGGCAAAGGTTAGCGTTTTCCACTTGATTGGCGCTTGGGATTTTAGCGTCTCTTTCTAACACTCTTGCAACCTGATTGGCTAAATTCTCCACGCTGTCGCTTTCAAATTTATCCGGCAAATGTTTCAATTTGTCGTTATAACTGCTCATCGCACTCAAAAGCGTATCGCTAAAGCTGTTTGCTCGGTTTTCGTTAGATTTGCTCGCTAATTTAAAAATCTCTTTGTCGTTTAATTCCTGCTCTGGCATTCGCACTAAAAGCTCATTAGGTTTTAATCTAATGTTGAAATTCTCTTTAAGCGCTTGTTCGTATTTTTTTCGGCTCTCTGCGTTAAAGTTTAGCATGCCAGCTATTCGGTGGTTTCCTGCGATCACTTGCCCGTCTGGTAAGATAATGGGCAAGTCATCAAAACCCCCGCGCCCTATAATCAATTTAGGATCAAAGCGCTTGGCTATCTCTTCTACTTTCTTGCTATCCACTGCGGTGCGTGTTTGCGTGCCCGTGTTTTTGAAATTGGGCTTTAAATCGCTCTTATTGACGATCACAAACTTTAAGAGGTGTATTTCATCATCGTTTAAGCTAACGCTCGTTTTAGGGGTGTTTTCTGGCTCTTTGTAGGGTATGTTTTCACTTTTGGCGATTTCTCTGTCTAATTCGCTTTTGCCTAGCGTGGCGTTTTTTTGCGCTCTAATTTTACTTCTCAGTTCGGCCTCTTCTTTATCTTTAAGTTTTTGGGCATATTCTTTTTCTGCTTTAGCTAATCTTTCGCTTTCTAGTTTCTTTTCTTTCTCTAGTTGGCCTTTTTCCAATATAGATAAAGGCGGTTCTTGACTTTTTAAGCTTTCTTTAGTAGAATTGTTTTCATTAAGGTTTAAGACACTATAGTTGCTATTGTCTTTGTAATCGTTAGAAAGTGGCGGTTTGGTTTCTAATTCCCTTAATACTTTTTCATCTCTCTCATAGCTAGTAACCACAAAATGATTATTTAGATTGTTATTATCCCATGTGTTTTTTAGCCCCACTCTCATGTTATTTAATTCCAAGCTAATGCGCCCTAAATCATTTTTAAATAATGTTCCGTTCTCAATGACTTCAGGGATAGATTTTAATAACTCATCTGTTCTTTCTTTAATTTGCTCTGCATTTAATCCTAATCTTGTGTATTGTTTTTCTCTCTTTTCTAAGATGTGCGCTAATCCGTAGCCATCTTTGCCATCCTTGCCCCACACAAAATCAATCCCTCCTAAATCGTCCCTAAACGCTGCGCCTGTAACTTGTCCGTTTCGCTCTTGTAAAAGTTTCTCTAACGCTTCTTTTGGCCTTAATGCAAACTCGGAGTAATTAGTGCCAAATTGTTTTAAGGGGGTTATAGCCTCTTGTAACGCTTTCTTTTGCTTAGTGATGTTTTCTTTAGCGCTTTTTACGCCTTGCGTGATCTCTTCAATCTTTCGCATCGTAGCATTAGAAAACTTGGAATTTTTAGCGCTAAATTCTAATCTCTTGCTAAACTCGCTTATCGTGTGGCTTCTTTCAAGCGCTCTTTGAATGTGGTATTTTAACGCTGCGCCTCCGCTTAGTTCGTCCAACTTCTTAAAAATGTAAGTTGTCGGTATGTTTCTAACGATAATTCCTACTAATCTTTGCGTGAGTTTCTGGTTTAAAGCGCCTTCTAGGCTTGTTGCAAGAGGGCTTTTAATGTCTTTTGTAGTCGTGTAGTTGATTCTGCCCGCTATCGTGGCGTCGTTTCTAAAGAGCTTGTCAAAACCTTTTGCTATGTCTATGTATTGATTAGCTTTTGGTGTGGTGAAAACTTCGCTCTTAAACTCGCTTAATCGGTTAAAAAAAAGCGTGCTGTCAAATACTTTAAGGTTTTCGCCTTGCTTAATTGACTTCTCCATTAAAGCATTTAGCATGCTCAATTCTAGTTTTTCCTTATCTTGATCACTCAAGCCTTTCGTTAAAAGCGCATAGTTGCTTAAATCTTTCTCGCCTTGAGCTTGTATCACTTTCATAAGGTTTTCAAGCGCTTTTTCTTTAGTGATCTCTCTGTCTCTTATCTTGGCACTATCCACTAACTCTAATGTTTGTTTCATGTTTTTATAGTCGCTAATAGCGGTCTTATACAAATCGCTCAACTTTTCATAAACTTCCGTGTTTTGTTTTAAGATGTTTTCAATGCCTTTGTCAATGTCTTCTTTTAAAAACTGCGCGCTTATTTTTTTGATATAACCTAAAGTGCTCGGGTCTTTAACATTCCTTTCATAAGCGTTAATCATTTGCCTAGCGTTTCTTAACTGCTCAAAAGTTACACCTTCTGGGCTGTAAATATTTTTTTCAATTTGGTTTAAAAAGCTGTTGGCTGTTGGATCGAATTTCCCTTGCTCTCTTAACCCTTTTACAAAGTTTTTGAATGCAGTTATGTCTTGAATGCTTTCTCTTAGATTCGTTTTATAGCTGTTGTCATAAAGTTTTCCTATAATCCCATCAAGCGCTTTTTCATAGCTTTCTTTAGTGCCTTGTTCTAAATTATCAAAAATGCTTTTCACTTGGTAATCTTTCAGATCAAATTGCCTTAAAGAATCTTTTAAATTTTCGGTCGTCTTGTTTAAAATCTTTTTTAGATTAGCGTTAGCGATGGGACTTGAGTTAGCCGCTTCGCTTAAAAAAGCTATCGCGTTGCCTGTTTCATCGCTTCTTATCGCTTGGATGAAAGCTTCTTGCTTTTTGGCTTGACTTTGCAATAAAAAAGCGTCTCTTAAAGCATCATACCCTTTTAAAATCTTGCTGTCTTCGCCTATTTTTTTAACGAGCTCTTCTCGATATTTGCTTCCGTCTGCTTTAGTGAATCTCAATTCGCCTCCAAAGCGCTTAACTAACTCTTTGACTGCTTGGCGCTCGTTTTCGCTTATGGTTTCATTTAATATCCTTTCAGCTCCTTTGGCGTTGCCTGTTACTATGTGCTTTCCTATCGCGTATAAACCGCTAGTGGAAACATTAGCGCCTATATTAAAAATGTTTCTTGGGTTGATCGCTCTTTGAATAAACTTCCCTGCTCCTAAAACCAAAGTATCCGTTACCAAACTTAAAACCCCCTCACTTAACGCATGCCTTATGATTTCGTCGGCTTTTTGCTCTCTGTTCAAAAAAGCATTACCTGCAATCGCATCGGTTGCTCCACCTGCTGCACTCCCTAACGCTCCTCCTACAATAGCACCACCTAATAAACCTAAAGCGCCTAAATTCTTCCCTGCTTTAGCGCCTCTAGCCACTCCTATTAAAGATCCGGCTAATGAAAACTTATTAGCGCTTAAAAAGTTTAAAAAATTATCAAAAAAGCGGTCGTTTATCTTGTAGAATTTATCCGCCTTCCTTACAAATGGTTCATGCTTTTCATTGTAAACTACATCATCAAAACCGTTAATTTTAGCAATGTTTTTAAACTCGTTTTGATACTTTTCCCTTAACTGCAGATCTTCACTCGCAAAAAGGCTAAAAGCGTCCTTGTCTTTTCTCAAGTTGTTAAACAAATTCCATGATTTTTGCAAGTCTTTGGTTATGTCTTTGGCTTTTTCTTTTTCCTTGTATTCTTTAAGCTTATTCACTTCGCTTTTACCGGTGAGAGCATCAAGCGCATAATTAAAAAAACCGCCATCATTGTCTATTAATTCCTTGTCGCTATCTGTAAGTTCTTTACTCGTTTTCTGCAAAATTTCTCGTCTCTGTAAGTCTTTTTGATAGTCTTGCTTAGCGATCTCGTTCTTGGTTTTGAGCGGGTTAAAAATGCTGGTTTCGGCTTTGTTGTAGTATTCGTCTTTCAAAGCGCTTGGCAAATCTTTAAAATCGGCTTTGCTCTTTGTAGCCATCTCTTTAATCTCATTTAATTGGCTCTCTCTTTGTTTGGCGTTGTCAGTTTGGATGCCTACAAACTCGCCTAACTTGTCTAATAAGCCTAATTCTTTTAATTCTTTGGCCTTTGAGTTTAATAACTCATTGATTTCTTTCTTTTTAGCTTCAAAATCTTTTAAAGGCATGGTTTTTATTTGAATGTTGTTGTGTCTTGTGTTTAAAAGCTCTTGTTGCATATGAGAAACCTTATGAATTTCACCTATTAAATCTAAAAAAGAAAGTGTTTTTAAAGGGGTATTTTTTTAAAAGATTCTAATAAATTAAGATCATTTAAAATATCTCTAAACCCGTGTTTCAAGTTCTCGTTTAAATCAGAACGGTTAATCTCATTAAGGATGGATTGCTTTTCACCGGTGAATTCCTTAACAATTCTATATTCTTGATCTAATTGCTTTTTTAATTCTTTTGTTTTTTCTAGGATTTGTCCCCTTAGTGCTTTAATGTTTTCCTCGTTGGCGTCTTGCTTTCTCATTTCGTCCTCTAATTCTCTTTCTTTTTCTCTGATGCTCTCTTGCAAGTCCTCTAAAACTTTTATCGTTTTGATTTTAGCGTTTATTATTTTAAGTTTACGGCCGTTTGGATACCACTGGTTTTGCAAGAAAAACGCCCATCCTTGTTTTATTTTAACTCTATTTTCAAAACTAAACACTATTTGCTCCACGCTTAGAGCCTTCGCAAAATTTAAAGGTACAAAATAATTAAAATCCGCTCCGCCGGCTAATCTTCTTTGAAAAGAATTATTATTTAACTGGTTTAGAGTGTTAATTGTGAATTGGTTGTTGATCCCATCCATGGGGTTAAACGCGTTTAAGGGGTTGTAATTCTTTGACCCTGGATTATGATACTCAAAAATAACGCCTTTAGGTAGTATCGCATAAGGGTTTGTCAAAAACGCGTCTAATGCTTTAAATTCTTTGCGCTTAAAAGGCCTTGGAAAATATTTTCTTGCTTATCGTATTCTTTATTTTTAAAGTCAAAAAATAACCTTAATTCTTTACTAAAGCGTTGTTTCTTTTCTTTTTCTTGTCGGATCAGCTCTTTTAGTCTTTTAGCGGTGGTGAATGAATCATGACTCTGTTCCTTAATGTGTTCTAACTCCGCATTATAATCGTGAATAAATGAGTTATAGCGGCTCACCATTCTATTGAATTTCTCTAGCGCGCCCTTGTAAGCGTCTAAAGATCCTGCAAGATCTTTCAACCTACTACCTAGCGCATAAAAGGTTTTCTCTTGATCTTTAGAAATATAACCCCATTCAATAATATGATGCGGAATGCCTTGCCCTGCACCTTGTCCTGTCGTTCCATCATTAAAAGGGGTGAAAGGTTCAAATCGTGGGATATAGGGCGCGCTTTGGCCTCCTGGATAAGGGGCAGTTATGTCAAAGTGAAAACCCATCAAAATCCTTTCTTGCGTTCGCTTACCTGGTTAATCTTATGATTCAGCGCTTCTATAAGCTTGTAATCTTTGTTTTCTATGGCGTGTTTTAGGCTATTTTTTAAGCCTTTAATCTTAAGCTCGTTCAAACAATGTAAATAATCATGCTCTTTGATAATTTTATATTTTTTCAAAAATTCTAAACCATTAAAATCGTTTAAAATGATTTTCTTAAAAATATCTTTAAACTCCACATCTGCCATGCTTAAATACCTACTTGCAATATATCTAAACTCTTCGATCTCAAGCATTGTCGCATAAATCCTCGCTTCTAAAAGGGATAACACGGGCTTTTTCACTTTCTCTATTTGGGTGTCTTCGCTAGGTAAAAAGCTTTTTAAAATCTTCACGAGATCGCCTTTGGTAAAGGGGTTCAAATCTTTAATCGCTCTTAAAATCCTTTTATAATTAAAATCCTTTGTTTTGTTGTCAAATTCTGCACGCAACAAATAAGAGCAGTAAAACTTAAACCCGTTGATCTTAACTAGGTTTGGTCGTTTATTCCTTTCTAAATAATCCCCCATGTCTTTAAAATCCTTGTCTTTAATTTTTACCACACTTAAATTAGTGGTATGGTTTAACAAACACATTTCAATCGCTCTAATACTGGCTTCTAATCCTGCTAAATCGTTGTCTAAACAAAAACATATTTCCGCATTCAAATGGCTCAAAATCTTCACATGTTCTTTAGTAAATGCCGTTCCTATGCAACAAATCGAATTATTATAATCAAAATTTTCAAAACTCATCACATCAAAAAATCCCTCACATAAAATGACTTGCTTTTTTTGCGTTATCGCTTGGCGCGCTCTGTCTAAATTATACAGTATAAAAGATTTTTTGAAAATCTTTGTATCTCTGCCATTAATGTATTTAGCGCCATTCCTAGGATTTTTGATCGTGCAAGTTCTGGCGCTAAAACTAACAATGTTCCCTTTAGTGTCTTTCAAGGGAAAAGTGATCCTATAATTGCAAAAGATTTTAAGCTCTCTGTCTTTGTTTGCATCACTAAAAAGCCCGCTCGCTATCAAATCATAAGGGGTAAAACGCTTTTTCAATTCTTCTTTTTCTTCGTTAGTGCAAAAACCCAAACCGTAATCTTTAACCTTTTCTAGTGTAACGCCTCTCCTATTTAAATACTCTAAAATAACAGGCTGTTTTAAAATTCTTTCTTTGAAAAGGTTGTTAGCAAACGCTAAAATTTCTTTTAGCCTTTCTTTTTCTTCTTTCTCTTTGTTGTTATCGTATTCTATCGGGTAGTTATACATGGAGGCTATTTCTTCAATCGCTTCGGTGAAACTGATTTTTTTAAATTCTTGCAAGAATTTAAACGCATCACCGCTAACGCCACACCCAAAACATTTAAAAATATTCTTTTCTTGGCTGATGAAAAAAGAGGCGCTTCTTTCATTATGAAACGGGCAACACGCTTTCAAATTCGCTCCGCATTTGTTTAGGTCTAGGTATTTTTCCATGACATCCACAATGCTAACGATATTTTTAAGACCTTCAAAATTAGTAATCATTGTTTAATCGCTTTCCTTAAACTTCACGTAATTCGTGCTAATTTCAAACAACTTATAATCACTAATTCTAAAAAATTGAATCCCTTGTAATCCTGTCTGTTTGTTTTTTAAAATCAAAACCTTTCGGTATTTGCCTCTCTCGTTGTAATCCTTAATGTGTTTGAGTTCCCCACTCTTGATCTTTTCAATCCTAATCATTACATGCGCTTCATGAGCGCCTTTACGGCTTCCTGTTGGGGTGTAGCTGTCGTTTTTGGAGTTTTGAATAATCAAAACAATGATGACCTGCAAGCGCTTGGCTAGATCGGCTAAAGTAGTGAATTTACTTGTTTCTACTTCTTCAATCGTCCTTCCTACGATGGGAGCTTGTATTTTCATCTGGCTGTCAATAATGAAAAGCTTATGCCCTTCTTTAGCTAAACCTCTAATCTGTGAAACTAGATCATTAATCTCGCAACTTAGATCATCAATGAAGTAATTTTCTTTATTAATTTTGAAACCTTTAGAGTCCAAGGTTTCTATGTGTTTCCTCACGCTAAATTCAAAACCAAAATAAGTAACCTTGTGCTGTTGTTGCGCGTTGGTGATGTATTGGATACCTAAAAGCGTTTTACCGGCTTCGGGATCGCCGCTGATTAAAATCAATTGCCCCACTTCAAAACCGCCATCGCTGATATTGTCTAAAAAGTCAATTCCTGTGTGTATTTTTTCTATTTTAGGTTTTGATTTGAAAAACTCTTCCCACTCCCAGTAATACCTCCCGTTTCGGTTAGATCCTAATTTGATGTATTTACTTAAAAAATCAAAATCAAAAATCTCGCTCTTTCGTGTGGCTTTCACTAGCTCGTTTGCTAAATGTTCCTGCATCTTTAAACTCAAATAAGTTTTAAAATCGCTCCTTAAGTCTAAATAGTTCGGATAGCTATCCGCCTGTAAAATAGCGCTAAATTCTTTACTTTCAAAAGCTTCATCGCCTATTTTTAGCCTTATGGTTTCAAGCTGCACGACTTGATTGTTGTTTTTCATCTCTAACAAAGCTTGAATTATTTTTTGATTAAAAACCGTGAAGCTTGTTATGTGTATTTCTTCTAAAAATTCCTCCAAATCGTTCGGATAGTTTATAAAACTATTCATTATCAAATTCTGCACTTTTACCTTTCCTCATGTCTCTTTTTGTTTTTTTGTTCTAAAATGCTTATTGCAATCTCAAAATCTTTCGTTTGCAAGTTCAAAAATAGGTTTTCTTTTTGAAACTCCCTAATACCCTCTAAAATAGCTAAACGGACTATTCTTGCAAATGTATAATTTTCTTTTCTCTGCATCCTTTTTAGCTTTTTGTAGGTGCTCTCTCTTAACTTTAGCTTCTTTCTTGTAGTTTTTAAGAGTCCTTCTATAGGTTCGTTTTGATTTATTCCATGCTGTCTCATTTTTATTTCCTTGATCTTTTTCTAAAAAGTAAACAATCATTCTTTCGATAATTACGGCTCTGCTTTTTCCCTCTTGATCTTTAATGAGTTTTAAAATTTCCAGCAACACGCTTTCAATAAGTAGGCATTCGGTCTCTACTTTGGGTTTAAAATTCTTTTGCTTGTGTTTGTAATGCCACGATCTCATTACTTGCTCTCTTTCTTTGCACCTACCAGATGCAATAACCGTTATATTTGGGATTTGGTTTGTATTCAAACGGCTCCTCTTCTTGCTTTTGCGGCGTCCATCTAGCTTTAAACTCAAAGACAGCGTAAAGTTCGTTATAACCCTTGCGTATACTCTGCTCTACACTTTTTTCTATGTCTTGGCCTTGTTCTTTCAGCTCTAACGCTTGTTTTAGCAAAGCTTTTTTCGTGGCGTAAGTTAGTTTTCCTTTCTCGTTTCTGTAGTTTAAAAACCGCTCAAACGCTTGTTTATCGCGCGTTTCTAATCCTCTTGTGTCAAGATTCCCTAAAATAGAAAAAACGAAATCACTAAAGCGTTTAAACATGCTAAAGTTTTTAATAGAACCTCTAAGAGAAGAAAAATTATCATGCTTATTTTTTTGATCCGCTTGATTTTGCAAATTCTCACTCACATTCTCATCCATTTTTTCATGTTTGTTGTTATTCTTTTTATTTATAAGGGTGGTAAAAATTGGTGTTTCGGTGCAAACTTCGGATTTAAGGGGTTTTTCGGCTTGTTTTTCTACAATTTGCCGCATGGTAAATTTTGGTGTTTCGGTGCGGTTAGATTCACCAACAATAATGAAGTCCTCTTGCTCTAATTGCTCCTTAGTTGGCGCTAAAATGTAAGCCCTTTTGCCTAAAAACTTTCCTAACTTATTTTTGTAGTAAATGATTTTCAAAAAACCTTTTTGCACTAGCTCTTTTAAATACTTGTTAAGAGTTTTAGCATTCATATCTAGTTGTTTGCACAAAAATTCTCTTTTTGGGTTAAATGAGCTTGCGAGACTACTTAAGGTGATAAAAACAATCCTTGCATCTCTGCTTAACGGGCTGTCAATGAGGATACTATTGGCGGTTTTGGTGTAGTTGCTCTCAACATTCAAATTATTTTTTAGTATGTAGTTCATGTTTAATCCTTTTTTGTGGTTTTAAAGCATTTTAAGGCTTTTAAATAGATGCATAGATCCTTTCCAAGATCATTTAAATAGCAAACCTTATAAAAGTTGTTTTTTTTGTCTTTTTCCCTTTTTTTGTTGATGACCCATTGATCGCATAAGCCTTTTTTTTGAAGCTTGTTGAAAATCTTAAGCGTTTGGGCGTAATCAATGTTAAGATCTTTTGAAATCTTGTCGGCTGTTTTGGGTAGATACGCTTTTTTATAAAGCGCCTCTAAAACTTCTAAATCGATCGGTTTTAATTTTTCTAATTTCATGTCAAACCGCCTTTTTTTGGAGTAGAATAGAATAGCTTGTTACATGCCTGTTCCTCACATTGAAAGCGCTGGATTTAATCGTGTGCGTTTTTTGGAGTCTTTCTAATTTTTGAATGAAATCAAAAAAACTTAAATTCGTATCGCTTTCCTTGATGAGTTTGTAAGTCAAATACTGGAATAATCCTACGGTGTTGTCCTTGTTGTTGTTTTCGTTCATAGTATTCCTTTCAAAAACTTGGCTCTTTCTTTCTCTTGCTGTGGTATGTAGTGGCTGTAAGTTTTGTAAGTGGTGTTTAAATCCTTATGCCCTAGCGTTTTGCTAACCCACATGGCTTCTTCGCCCTGACTTAACATTAAGCTTGCAAAAGTGTGCCGTGTGGTGTAAAGCTTTCTGTCTTTTAAATTCAAGGCTTCTAAAAGTTTTTTAAACATTAGTTGAAAATATTGAGTCCTTTTAGGAATGTTAAGAAAAATCATTTTTTCACTAGTGGGTTCGCTTGCTTTTAGCTCTTTTAGGATTTTTTCCACTGGCTCTAATAGATCCACTTCTCTAATGCTTGGCTTGTTTTTAGGACTTGTGATAACACCTGAAAGGTTTAAGGATTTGTCAATGTTGATTTTTTTGTTTTTAAAATCGACATCGCTCCATGAAAGCGCTAATTGTTCACCTGTCCTCAAGCCTGTAAAAAACGCCGTTGTTAAAAAGGCCTTCAGTCTTAAATCGGATGCGCTCTTTAAAATCGCTTTGATTTCATTTAAGCTAAACGGATTGATTTTTTCCCCATCTTTAGCGTTTTTCATCGTGATTTTAAAATAGGGAGTTTTTTCTGTATATCCCTCTTGTTCGCAAAACTCTAAAAAGCTTTTCAATAAAGCGTTAAGGCTTATTAAAGTGTTCTTTTTGTATTTTTTAAAAGCGTTATGGTGGTAATTGATAACGCTCTCTTTGGTGATTTTAGACACTTTGGAGCTCTCTTTAATATTCATTAGCTTCAAAATCGTGTTAAATCTTAAGTGCATAAATCGTAAGCTTTCTGCCTTAAGCCCTATTTTTTGGTTAAAAAAGCTTTCTTTAACTTGCGCTATGGTTGTACTTTTAGTTTTTTTAGCCGTTCTTTGGCTTTCTTGCTTTGGCTCTTTATTGGGCATTAACGCCCCCTTTTTCATTTTTAAAATTTTTTCTAAACTCAAGCCCTTTAAATACTCTAACGCTTTGTCGTTTTCTAAATTCAGGATTTTAGTGAGCTTGTTTAGGCTCGTTCGGTGGCGCTTGCTGTTTTTAGTGTAGTTCAAATAGAGGGCGTTTCCTCTCAAGTAAACGGTGTAATTATGCATTAACGCCCCCTTTGGCTTTCTTTAGCGCTTGCTTGTGAGTTGTTTTTATTCGTGGTTCTTTGACGCTCGCTAAAGGCTCTTTTTGTGGGTTTTAAAGTGCTTTCCTTAGCGCGCGCTGTCCCCTTAGGCTTTGGCGTGCTTTGGCTTGTGA